AATAACCTTTATATTAAAATTATAATTCATGTCATGTGTTTTCTATGCTTCTACGATATATCTGATTTTCTATATTCTCATATCCCCCTATATCGCCCTATTTTATTCCTCCTCCGGCTGTCAAAAAGCTGTCAAATTTACAAACAAAAATAGAGGGGACGGCGCACAAAACGCTGTCCCCTCTATTTCTTATGTTGCTTTATCCAGTCTTCCCACGATGGGGGTTCACGATTATCTCCCGCCAGATAATGAGATAAGGCGCTACTATACGAGTCAGCAACCACATAGCACTCTTTCGAGCAATACTTTCTCCTCCCACTTGGAATTTTTTTACCACATACCAAACAGGTATGTTGATTGATTTTCTTTAATTCTTCCCATCTCAATAATACCAGAGAACCTAATCGATTCTCTTTTTCACTGCGGCGGCTCTCTCGTCTCTCTTTCTGTCTTGTACTTTTCTTTTTCCGCCTCTCGTCCGTGTTGTTCCCGTGATACCACTCCAGGCCCTGTTTCCTATCGGCCTCTTTCCACGCGTCTTTCGCGCAGTCGGGGCAGTACCATTGACGGGCGGAGGCATAAACAAACGCCTTTCCGCACACTGCGCAGCGCCCTACGCTTTCGCCAAGAACGATGGACAGCCCCATTTTTCGTCGTCGCTCATATCGCTCCTTCTGGATCTTTCGCCGTTCTTCGCGGCACTCAGGGCAATACCACGCACGCGGGCCGCCATCAAAAACAACCCCACACTCTCGGCAGGTACGGGGCGCTTTTGTCGACACTCCCTTTTTCATTGTCCGATCGACTCAATAAGTTTTAGTTTTTGTCCCGGTGTCATCTCTGCGACTTTCGCGCTCAGGGCATTGCGCTCCTCCTTTGTTCCTATTGCCGTGTCCAAAACATCGAGATGTAGTCCGCGAATCTTGCGGCGGTCGATTACGCTGCCGCAGATTGCCTCTCCAAGAATCAACAACTCATTCTCCGAAAACTCTGGCAGGGTTTCGAGGTCGAGCATCATTTGATACCGCTCGACGATCTCGCCGAGACGGGCGGAAAAGCTTCCGCCATTTTCCTTCATCGTGGATTCAAGTGCAATGAGCGGTTCGTTCATATACACCTGTTTGCTTTTTGCCTTTGCCATTTTGGTTTCCTCCTTTTTTGTTATGCCCGCTCAGAATATTCCCTACACGCAAGTTCTGTCAGCACATCTGCATCTTGCTTGCTTATATAATCATCTCCCTCGCAGTAATCATAGACGGATTCCCAGTCGCACCTATCTGCCTCATCCTCACCCCCCCAGTTTATGACCTCAAAATAAATGTCGTAAGTTGTGAGGTCTCCGTCCTCATCCGGGGTGTCATCAGGACAAAATGCCTTTGCCTTGTACACTTCTGTTTTGTCATATACTCCTATTTCGTAACTACTGTAAAACGCATCGCAAAGAAAAACGAAGCGTTTCCCATCTTCTGCGATGGCAACTGGCGAATATCGCGCAGTATTTTTTAATTCGTTTGTCAATTCAATCATCTTGATTTCCTCCTTTAGATCAACGGGGGGCCTTCGCCCCCGCCGTTCCTACTTACACGGTAAGTCCTCTCTCTGTGAGTCTCGTTTCCGCTGACTTTTTCATCAGCGTCACGTACCGCTCTTCCTCCGGCGAATCGTATTTTCCGCCGAAACTATCTACCCACGCGAGTGTTTCACGGGCTGTTTTTTCCGTGTCACGCTCAATCTCTGCCGCGAGTTTGCGGTTTTCCTGTGCAAAAACCACATCGACAGCCGAGGACGGCACGTTGTTCCAGTTAATCATTTTGATTTCCTCCATTCTTCTGGGCTTTGTGCCCCTCACCTTTATCTTGATTGCATTATATCGCATATATACATCTTTGTCAATAGTTTATATACATATTTTTTTATTTTTATAGTTATATATTTAGAGGCACAAAAATAAGCCCCAGAGCCGAAGCCCCGGGGCGATGAATTACCACTCTATTATATTGTATGTGACGGTCGCGCCCTTATAGCGTGACCCGTCGAAATGTGCCAGTGCCTCAAACCTGCCCTGCTCATATCCGACGGTCATGAGCGCCTTGCCGTCGATGACGGATGCTCCTGCCTTGATCTTATGCGCCTTGTTGAGGTTGATCTTGTAGACATCGACTTTCTGCTCCTCGGGCGGCAGGTCTTTGCCATCTGCATCTTTTGTGATCGGCGTGACCACAGTCCGGTCGGTTTTCTCCCGCGCCACCCGTGGCAGTGTTGGGTCGTCCGTCTTGATCTGCCGCTCGACGACCTGTGCCGCACGCTCCACTGTCGGAGCGGGGACATGGTATGTCCCCGTAGGTGCACGCTGTCCCGCCTGCACGTCCGCAAGCCGCCGCTGCAGAGCCTCCGCGTTGCTCTTGGAGATGTCGAGCTGATTCCGCAGCGCATTAACGTCCTGCGTCTGCTCCTGCGTCAAGACGGCAGGCTTTTCGACGGCGGTCTGCTCCGATGCGGAGTGCCTGCCGACAGCATACGTGATGCCGACGAGCAGGACAAGCAAGATCACCAACACGGCCGTTTTGCGCTCTGTAATGATATCTTTCATCCGTTCAAACATATATAATACCCTCCTCACTGATTGGCATAAAAATTCGCCTTGCCGACAATCTCATCCATCTGCACAAAGAGATTCCTGCCGGGACACGCCGTCCCCATCAGCTCTCTGTGCCCGACGATGTGATCGCGGTCAATCGTCAGGCCGTAGTCCGTGCATAGGTTGGCAAGCAGCATCGCGGTACTCTCAATCTGCTCAGCCGTCGGATATCCGATCTCAAAATTGCCGCAGACGTGGATGCCGATTGTGTGCCAGTTCTCTCCCGCCGCATGCGCACCAATCGTCCAATGCGGACGGCCAATCTCCACTGTGCCATCCTTGCGGACGACATAGTGGTACCCGATGCAGGTCCACCCCTGCGCCTGATGCGATGCATTAACCTCCTCTGCAGAGAGGTCGTCATCGGTCGGGTTGCCGGTGTGGTGCAGGACGATCATATCCGTTTCGCGGCGCGTGCTCAGTCGCCCTGTATCATACGTCAGATTCAGATCTTTCAGATGTACTCTTTCCATTGTTGTCCTCCTTTTTCTCTTCGTACTGATCCGGGATGCCGTTGTCGTCCCGGTCGATGAATGACTTTGCGAGGAATCCGATGACCGCAATCCACGCCGCCCCGCTGATCTCGTGGAGGAAATTCCGCATCTCCACAAGATCAGGATGCATTTTCGTGCTCCAATCATAGAGCCACGCTGTCACATAGATCATGACGCAGATCACGATCATCGCCGCATACCATACGATATACCGCATGGCCGCATGGCTCTTTGTCATGTCGCGCAGATATTTGCCTGCGCGCCCGAACCACTGTGAGACTTTGAGCATTGTCTCACCTCCCTCCGAGCGCCCACGTCAGAATCGACGCGAAGATGCCGACGATGGTCGTTGACATTCCGATGGTCCAACACACATCATGCTTGAATTCGTCCAAACGATGATGTGCCGACTTTGTGCTTTCTTCCAGACGGGCAATTCGCTCATTAATTGCGTAGAGCTGATCACGTCCCATCGGCAGTTTTTCCGCGAGGGTTCTGATCTGTGCTTTGATGCTCTCGAGCTCGGCCAGTATTTCTCCTCTTGCCACGTTGCGCCTCCTAATTGTTTCTTTATACATAGGGGCGCTATTCCGACGGAGTAACGCCCCTACTCCCTGTGATTACACTTCTTTCTCCGCATTCTCCGCAATGTAGAGGGCGACGTCCTCCTGATAGATTACGGGCACGACTTTTTGTCCTTCCTCCTTGCTCTCCTCAGAGATTGCGTACTTGCCCGCCTTCACAAGGAACGCATAGACGGGAATCATATAGCTGTGCTTCTTCATTTTTTCTCACCTCCTTTCAGTGTTTGCAGGGCCTCTTCGATTTCTGTGAGACGCACTTCTTGCGCGGCGACCGCTTCAAATATGGATACGCGTTCTTCGTCGGCTGTTTCTTCCGTCGGATGCGTATCCTCTCCCTTTGGTGTCTCCGTTTTCGGAGGACTAAGTACAAGTCCGATATTGGGGTCAAATGTGACAACGTAGCCGACTTTACATTCCACGCCCGTGACGTCTACCCAGTAGGTAGAGGGCGAGAATATGCTTCTCCATGTATCAAAGTCGCGTTCATCCTCATGGATGGAGCGGACCTTTCCATACAATATTTCTGCGTATTTGTTCATTGTGCTCTCCTTTTATGCGGTGCCGTTTGGCGTCTGCTTATTGATACTGTTTGACCATGATAGTAGGATTTTTTGCCGTTGTTCTTCTACCATGTCTATAATTGTCCCCTGTCCTTCCTCTACAAGAAAGTTTCCAAACAATATTCGCACAACACTTATATGCAAAGCATTTATATCCAACCCATGTATCAGTACCGCTTTATAGCCGTATGTTTTTCCCGCCTCCACTTTTATATAGTGAGTACGCTCCTGCCCATTTATGCGATTTCTATATGTCAGCTGCAAAACAATGACACCTTTCGGGACAGTAAATGTTCCCGTTCCTTGCACGGTGATACTCCCCGGCGTGATTCCGCCCTGCTTTAGGATCGCAAGCGATACTCCGTTTTTCTCCTGCCGGCCGCTGGTCGCTTCGCTTTCGGTGACAGCCCCCAGTGCGGCGAAGCAGTCCACGCCATCCACATGGAGCGGCAGGACGCTGCCCATCGCGTTCGCCTCTTCCTTTGTTGAGTAGAGCGTGCAGGATTCGACGACGCCTTTGGTATTTTGCAGTTTGAGTTTTTTAACCAGTTCCGCCATGATCTCACTCCACCCAGATTTTTGTTCCGTTGGCAAACGTCAGGACATTTGTGCTGAGCGCCGATGCCGTCGAGGCATTTCCCTCTACTCCGCCATCAGCTTTGATCTTTCCGGTAGCGGTCAGAGCAGGTACCGTGAGCGCACCTGTCATGCTGTCGCCGGATTTCGCGACGAACTTAGAGGCGTTCTGCTGGTCGAGCTCTTGGAACTTTTTATCCAGATCGGCTTTTGAGTATGTTCCGACAGCTTTCTGTGCGGCGGCGGCAGATTCTGCGGCGCTTTTTGCGCTTTCCTGTGCACTCTTTGCGGCAGATTCGGCTTTGTCGACTTCGACGTTGATTCCGTCGATGTGCTGTTTCATGGAGGTAATATTTTCCTCCATTGCCTTGACGTGCGTTTCGGATGCGGCGCTTGCCGTTTGACTTTTGCCGGCTTCCTGTCTGCTCTGCTCTGCTTCCGTTCGCGCCGTTTGCGCTGCGCCCGCGGCGGATTCGGCGGCACGCCGATGTTCCTCTGCGGTATTTTTTGCATTGGTCGCGAAGGCAACGGCATGCGATGCGCTGTTTTCGCTTTCTTTCGCGTTCTGCGCAGCCTGCTGTGCCGCAGATGCGCTTTGCTGTGCGGCGCGGAGATTGTCGGAGGCGGCCGCGCCGGTCTCGAATATCCGATGCACGAGTTCCGCGGGGTCAATCCCGCTTCCATGCTGGACCATGACCGCCCGCCCTATGGCCTCCTCATGCTCCTGCATGATTGCCGTCGCCTTATCCGCCATTGCTTCGATATACGGCAGCGGATATTTCTCTCCGAGATCGGTCAGCTGATCAACGGACGTTTTACGATAGATTGTGATATTCTTTCCGGCCGGCAGTTTCGGCGGCTGTGCATGTTCCGCGGGGGTTTGTCCGGGCGCGTAGCCTGGATAGTGGACGACCTTCGCGGCCACATCCACAAAGTAATCCCGCGTGATCTCCGTTGTGACCTCCGTCGCTGTATCATAGATGGCAACGTGGATGTTGTCCGCGGACGATATCGCAAAAGCGAAAGGGAATACAGTCGTGTTCCCGTCGCCGCGATAGGTCACCGAGGTTTTCCGATTTTCGATCATGTGAGTTCTCCTTTCTTATTTACCGCGCACCGCGCGTATTCTTCTTTGGTTTTTTCGGCTTTTCCGGCTTCGGCGGCGGCTCCTCTGCGCGCAGTTTTTTATCAAAGAGGACGCTGCGCATGACGTTGCGGAAATCCCGGTCATAGTAGTTGTCAGTCTCCATCATGTCTGCCGCATATTGCAGCGCTGAGAATATCCCGTCCGTGATCGTATTCGTGACGCCCGTGCTTGCGGCCGTGAATGTGCTCGCCGCTTGTGCAGCGGACTTTGCGATATCCAGATAGCCGATTTCCTTCTCCGGCTTTTTGTACTTTTTCGCTTCTTCGTACGCCTTTCGCTGCTTCGGCGTCATCTTCTTGACCCGCTCGCGCTCCTTTGCCTCCTTCTCCTCTCGTTCGAGGTCTTTCTTTCCTTTCTGGATCATGAGATTTACGGTCGCCTGTACCTGCTTTGCGCCGCGTGTGAGCACGGATCCGAGTTCAAAATTGCGGCCGTAGGTCGTGCCATCGAATACCGCGCTCCCGATCAGCCCCGCAACATCGCGGACAATCGGCAGGGTTCCCGTTCCCGTGGAGAGGAGGTTCTTGCCAAATACGCCCATAAAGCGCTCATAGTCCGATACCTCTTCTTTTTTTGTCTCCCCTGTTTTCGGGTCTTTGACCGTCCGATACCGGTCTTTCTCATCGTCACCCTCGAGGCCGAGCGCGAATTTCAGCCCGGCGCCGATGAGCGTTACGAGCACGATGCGATAGATAACGGCACGCGCAAGCGGCATCCATACGTGCATATACTTGTAGCCATGCGCATCGTATTTGCCCTTAAAATGCGCTTCGAGGATCGCATTAAACTGCGTGTTAAAGAACGAATAGAACGAGGTGAGCATCTTGACGGCTTCATTTCGTGAGCGCTGGACCTCTGCGAGGTCTTTTGTCTGCCCCGAGCCGAACACATCACGCACGGCCGCATCCGCCTTTTGGACAGCGCGCAGCTCTGCTTCTTCGATGATTTCGCGCCCCTCCCGTATCGGCAGTTCGGATGCGCGTTCGAGCCGGTGCCCTGCTTCGTAGAATTCCTTTTCTCTATCCTTGATCTTTGCCTCCCATCTCTGCTGCTCTTCGATGAGCTCCTGATCGGAGAGCGCCGCATATTTGGATTCCCGCATTCTTTCAGGATCCATATACCGGCGTTCCTCCGCCTCATCCCGCAGATAGTAGAGTTCCTTGCGCATATCATAGGTTTCTGCGCGCAGACGCTCGACGTTCTCCTGTGCCTCCTGATACGCCCGCTTGTTCTCTTCGTTCTCACGGTTGATCTCTGCGAGCATCTCCGGAAATGCGTTTTTGTAGGCACGGCACCAGAGGGGCTTAGAAAGCATGAGATCGGTCTGTGCAAGCGCCCAGTAGGCATTATCCCGCAAGAATTCCACGGGCGTATACGTCGGGTCAAAGAGGCGCTTATCATGGCGCAGGTCGCGTTCCATGTTGTTGATGCGATCCGACATAAATATGGACTTATGGAGGAGATCATCCATCTCCTTTTTGTTGGCGTAGTAGTCCGCAATCGCAGCGTTTGCCTCCACGGCGCCGAGCTTATCCATCATCGGCCCGATGTTGGATGCGTTTTCGACGACCGGCCACAGCCGCCATCCCATGATTGCCATGGTAGAGTTTCGGCGCAGCGCCGCCATCGTCCGGCTGATTGCCGTTGCTGCACGGTCACTGCTGCCGTCCGCGGCGATTGCCCACGTATCCAGCACCCATTGATCGAGGCTGTTCCAGAACGGCATGCCATAGGGCGATGTGACATATCC